TCAAAGTTAAACCGATCATTACTAGCTTTAAGAATTTTTACTGGTCTAGGTTTATCCACCCCAAGTTTAAAGTTGTTAGTCCCCGGCACACGTAGTATACGAGCTGAGTCAGACGTAACTGCCATGTCAATCTTTAAATTTTCTTGCTTACATAGGCGTTTAAAGTTTTCAGTAAACGCTACCCACCTAGTAGCCACATCAAAAACTTCTGATTCAAACGGCCAGTATATGTGATACCCACCCCCTGAAGAAACAATTATTGGTTGCCCAAACTTTTCTAACTCTGTAGTCTTCATAAAGTTTTTGAAGGCTTTTTCTGCTTCCTTCTTTGTAGCATACGCTTTGTCAGGCTTGCCACTATCTACATCAAGATCCACAAATAAAGATTTCTGTGCCACGACCTGCTCTTGAGTACGTCGGTTACTTTTGAATGACGCTAGGGCAAAGTAAGAATCTATATTTTGTTGTACTAAGTTGTCTGAATTTTGCACCATCTCTTTCGTAGTCTTCGAGAAGAAATGATTCCGGCTCTTTGTAGTAAATTCACAAACGCAGTACAGTCCCGATGAAGGTAGGACTGCCGATAAGAACTCTTCTGGTTCCATTGAGTCTCCTTCTTTCTTAGAAATGTAATTTTAAAGCAGCACAAATTTTCTTCCACGCATCATCAGTCTTTGAAATACTTTTTAATATGTCTAGTATTGTTAAAACTTTTTCTTGATACGCAGGAGTTACTAATGTTGTGCCTGTAAACCAGTTATATACAGTCTGTCGAGTTGCTCCAGTTGCAGTCGCTACCTGCTGTACTGACACACCCCGCTGTACAGCCCACTGCGCTAGGTTAGTTCCTAGCGAAGGGGGTGCATCAGCTATAAGCTGTTTAGTTTTTTCTGAGTAGGCCATTAGTCATCCGTATCCCAATTATCAATCTCGTCTACAACACTACCTAAGTCTGATTGTTTTGATTTAACTGGCGCAACCTTTTTTACCTTACGAACTTCCGGCTCTTCAACAACATCTTCTAAAACTTCTACGCTCTGAGTAGCAGGCGCAACACTTGTTGACTTGTGCTTACTCATAGTTTGCTCGTTACTATTTTTTATCCAAGCATTAAAATCTGCAAACAGTTTCTGCTCTTCTTTACCTAACGGCAATACTTCAGAAAGTAGTGAAGCAGTTGGAACATACCATGTGATAGAGGGAGATGAACGCTCTTCTGTTTCTAATGAAATCCAACGCTCTGGAAGAAGTATCTGCTGCTCCATCATCTCTGTGATAGGCTGCCCCATAATCTTAAACGCTTCGTTGTTCTTAACATCCCATATAAATGGAGATGTAACAGGGCCGACTTCATTACCCTCTTCATCTACAGCGTCAGTAAATTTTACTTCTCCGAATAATACTCTTACACGTTTAACATCTTTTTGTTCTTGCGTAAGTGAATTGTAATCTTCAACATACCCTCGCTGTCTACCACAGTTCATACCACCTGCGGAATCAGGAAGATCACTATTAAAATTACCTGCTAACACGGATCTAATAAAAGATTTCTTATCGCCGTCCTGCTTATATAACTCGTACTGAAATCTTTGACTGTACAATCTAATCTCTACAGTTTCTTGAAACAGTTTTGTGCCATCAGTTTTCTTAAGAACATAACTACCAGCAGAAACAATCTCCACCTTTTTCTTTTTACCTTTGACAGACGTTTCTCCAAACACCCCTTTAGTATCAATAGCAAGACGTGCTAATGTACTGCCACTACTTTTAGTTGTATCAGCATTCATGCCCATAGCTTCTGCCATAGCAGCAAAGTTATTCTTGTCCAACACGGTCAAATCACTCATAAAATACTCCTTTAATTAAATTTAATATCTGCGGTCATGCCCATAGCTTGCGACAATACTGCAAAGTTTTTGTCAGTAAGTTTTAAATTAGCTGCATCAATATTACTCACACTCGCAGGTGCAAAGGACATCTTGATTGCTCTCATTGCAGCATCCGACTTACCCCGGTTTAAAACAAGAGCTTGTTCTTCAGCAGTCAACCACCTAGCAGGTTTAAATAATATCTTTGCTGCCATAGAAGTTGAATCAAAAAACATTTTGGTAACAAGCATTTCAGGATCAATGTTTTCTTGCACTAAATATTTAGCATAAGATTTCATCGAGTAGCTTGCACCATTTGTCTTACCAAATATCGAAGACCCCGGCACAGCTAACTGAATAACTGTGCCACCTAAATCATTGGCTAATAACAACGCGACGTATTGATAAAACCTACACGCCCTTGTAGCACCCACTCCTGATCCTGCTATATTCTTTTCACAGGTGCTACATGTATCAGACTGTATCTCACGAGATAACATATCCGGCTTTACGTTATTACTAGACCAACAATCAGGACTGCGTGGATTGTTTGGGTCATAAGTAGATGTGTAATAAACTCTACTGTAGTTCTTAGCAGCGTTTATCAACACAACATCTAGCTCTGTTACTCCCTCAGAACTAGACCCACGCAACTTAAATGCGCTATTGGCTATTGATAGTTTAATAAAACTCATGTGGGTTTCCGTACTGATACTTGATAGTTAGTATTGCTATACAACCCAGCAGGAATATTGTCAGGGTTCTCAAGTAGGTACTGTTGAATGTTTGTTTGCGAGATGCGGCGCTGCAACAAACTAGGCACTGCATTCTCTACAACAAACTTGTCCATCTCTGCCCAGTCATTCGTAGCATACGTTGTCTTCTCACTAAGAATGATAGTGCCTTGCTCAGTCTTCACACTCTTAACTCCCAACGATAACATCTGATCTTTAATACCTTGATCGAGTAAAGTTAGTTTGTCTTGTAAAGACTTCTTTTTATTCTCAGCATCCTTATCAATCTCTTGAATCTTAGCTTTAATTTTTCTACGACAAGCCGCAAGTTTGTCGAGTGGTACTGTATTTTCTGTAGTCATCAGAATCTCCTTTAAAGAAAAAGTTTGTCAAATATTTTACTTTTTGTCAAGCGTTTTTATTTCCTCCTCATATAGTTCAACTAATAAATTATTATTCTTTACTCGTGAAGCCAAGCGCTTAAACATCTTACGCTCTATGTCACTGCCCTCAATATGTATTACTGTTACCTTGTCACTGTCCTGACCTTTACGATCTGATCTAGCACAGCATTGAATGTAAGTTTCAGTAGACATAACTGGCCCCCAAAATACAACAGTGTCTGCTGCAGTAAGTGTGACACCGTGTGCTGCAGACTGTGGTTGTATTACCAAAACTCTAGGGTCACTTGTAGTTTGAAAGTTTTTAAATATCTGTGTGCGTTTAGATACGCTAACTGATCCATCAATTTTTTTACACGGTATATTTTTTGATTCTAAATAAGAAACAATAGTATCTATACTGTGCCTGTAAGTAGCAAACACTAAGACCTTTCTATCTGTTTCCTCTAACGCTTCCATCAGAACATTTAGTCGAGAGCTACAATCAAACTCAACTACTTCTCCGTTGTCAGCGTATGCTGCACCTGCACTAATTTGTAGTAGCTTGTTAACCTCAGTGGCTGCGTTTACAGCACTGATTGTTTCTCCAGCAGCTTTAACAATCATCTCTTGCTTTAACAAAAGATAATACTTTTGTTGTTGCGCTGTTAACTTAGCAGTTCTAGTCAAAGTTATTACAGGGGGTAAGTCTAAACATTGTGCTTTAGTAAATCTAACAGCAGGCTGTAGCACACGATGAACATTTTCTTGTGCATCTTTCTTAGGCATCCACTTGAACATTGTTATCTTGTTCATAGTTAAATCTCGCCAAGCTGTAAAGAATCTTGGTATAGCTTTTGGATTAACTAGCTTTGCCAGACCGTACGCATCAAGAGGAGATTGTGCTGCGGGTGTACCTGTCATCATCCACAATAAAGTATCTGGCTTTAGTATCTTGTTCAAAGACTTCCAGCGTTTCGTTGATACGTTCTTGTAAGCATTGGCTTCATCAGCAATTACTAAATCAAACTTACCGTTGGCATTGATCTCATCAGCCACAAGATTTAACCCATCATAATTAATAATGACAAACTCATAATCTCCTTGCACCATCTCTACACGACGTGATGCTTTTTGATGATGAGCTACGATTGCACTGCGGTGAATAATACTATTAGTAAGATCACTCATCCACGCACTGTGCATAATAGATACAGGACATAAGATTAAACAGCGCCTAACCTTTTTAGTTTTCATCAAGTAATCTGCTGCCCACAAAGCTGATAATGTTTTACCAGTGCCGGGTTCTGAGAATACAAACGATCTATTATTTAATGTTAGAAACGAAGATGTTTCTTTCTGATGTTCCATTGGAACAAACCGTCCGGGCCATGTATACTTTCCGTTGATAGGAGAAGGTACTTCTCTTACTCCTAAATTTTTTAATACTCTTACTTCTTCTAAGCCCCACCGTATAGCAACTAAACTAATACCATTTTCTTCTGATACAACTTTACTACAAGGTATTATGTTGTACTTGTCTGGACTGCGTGTGCGTAGTAACAACGCCTTGTTATCTACAATTTCCATTTAGTCTCCTTTCAACTAATGTCTTGGATTAAACTCACAACTACTGACAGGACACCAATTACATAAGGGTGTCTGCGTGGGGTTCCAAACATCGTTCGCATAAGATGCTTCAAGTTTTGCAACTCTTTCCCGGTACTCCCACCACAACTTATCTCTATCAGCTATTGTAACTTTATGTTTTACAATACTATTTTTAACTACAAAAAGTAACGCTGCTTTTATTTCTTTAACGTGGGGAAAGTGTGCGAATGTTAACAAAGACATTAACTTTAATTGATCTATGTCAGGGTATTTGTCATTCCCTGTTTTATAATCAAACACCCACGCTGTAAAGTTCTCATCATCAACAATTAATAAATCAATAATTCCTCTCACCCACGCATCCTTGGCATTGAAACTACATGGGGATATGTTTTTTGTTACCCCCATCTCATACTCAGGAAACTTTCTTCCGTCTTTTTTAAGAAGAGAGTCTAGTAACTGTTGAGAAAAAGAAAATTGTTTTGGTAGTGGGGTGTCATCTTTAGCAAAGTTTTCTGCGGCTGTATGAAATTCTTTTCCGTAGGTAACTTGTTTAGTTTCTATGAACGGGTAATTTTTTAATACCTTTACTTCATAGTGCCTACGAGCGCACCCCTCATAATCTTTTAATGATGAATGTGACCAGCGTATCTTCTGCTCCATCAAAACTTTGCTGTGCTAATTACTGTTGTAAGTCTATTTGCAAACTTAGTCACGAATGATTCGTTAGTATGGAGCTTCGAGTCCATGTCTTGAAGAATAGCGTGAGTAATCTCATGCCAGAATGTATCAGATATTTCTTTCTTAGAAAACTTTCTGTGTGAATTTCTACTGCTACGGGATGCAATGGTGATCTCTTTAGTATCGTAATCAATTTCTCCCATTGCTCCAACTTTATTCATCTTAGTTACTTTGTGTATTTGGTAGTTAGTTCTACCTACTTTTACTTTTTTTGGTATTATCATTTCGCATCTCCATATCTAAGTGCTGAATCAATATCAGCGTTAAGAGGAATCTCCGGCAAATACTTTGGCTCCATAGTCATCTGAGCCAAAACCCAAGTTTTCGCTTCTTCTTCCTCCACCTTTGGTACAACACATACAACTTCGTCATGCACAGTTAACACACACGAATACCTCTTTTGTATTCGTATCATTCCATCTGTCATAACACATCGAGCAACGGCTTGAACTATATTCTCGGTTAACTTACCACCGTACAATCGTTTCTTCTTCTTCTCACCGTACACCCACTGCAAACGACCTTTGTCATCTTTATCCGGTCTTAAATTAGGATACCGTAAACAAAGACCGCTTGGCAATACTACTTTTTCGTACTGCACTTGTAAACATTTATAAGTATACACCTTACCCTGTTTAAAGTCATTCCCATCATCAGACAAGGAGTCATCAATACGATCACCGCACCATCTCCAAAAACTTTTAACAGGTGCTGCGGCCTCCCGATACTTATCTATAATCTTTTTAGCAGTCACAGCGTGTATGATTAATTCTTTCTTTGTACAGGTACACGCTATATCACTAAGTCTTTGCTTTGTATCTTCCATATCAAGAAAGTCATACACATCTTCTGTCGTTACCCCTAACTTGTAAGCATCTTCTTCTATGTATCTGAGAGGGGGCGCTCCTAGAAACCCTGTTAATAACTGAGCAGCAAAAGCTGACCACCCTAGCCCATACCCTGCGCCTAGTAATGCTGACTTAGCTGACTGCCGTAACTCAGGGTGAGTCTTCTTTGTCATGCCGGGAATGTTAAACATCCTTGCCCCGAACGCTGCGTAAGGATCTCCACCTCTTGAAAATATATCAAGCATGTTGTAGTCATCTGTCAGGTGCGCTAGGATACGAGGTTCAATCTGTGATAGATCACACACTATAAGCATAGAATCTTTTGGGGCCATGATAGAACTACGTAGGAACGAACCTCGTTTTAAGTTCTGTAAGTTTAAACCTGATCCTTTACTAGCTGACCATCTCCCAGTGTGCGCTCCATAATAGTTAAGAGGTACAGGTAATGCTCCTCGCTTAGATATATCCAAGAACCTCTGCGCTCTGGTGCGCTCCAGTGTAGACTTAACAGCCAGTCTAGCCTGACATAAAGAAGCTATGTCTTCATTGGTAGAATTTAAAAGCTGTTGAAATAGTGCGTCGTTCTTTGCAAATGCGTACGCTTCTTTACCTGTCTGCACACTAATCTTTGTCGGAGGTTTGATACTCATACTCCGCAACACTTCTGCAAACTTATCGTTACTAGCTAAATCTTTTTCTTCTACATTAAGTTTAGCTAACAAAGACTTTCTCTTTTGCTGCTCCTCTTCCAGAGCAACCTGTAGCATATCGCTGTCTAACTGTAACACTGGATTGACAAACATTTTTAATGTCATGTCAATTAGCTTTAACTCTTTCTTAGGGTAGCCTTTAAACTTCCAACTCTTAGTTGATACGTTATACAAGCGATTAAATACTTCTGCACATAGCACAACATCATGCTTGCAGTAATCACTAAGCTCTTGTTCTATTTCAGGAGTTAAAAATTCTAACCCGTCAGTGCTATGAACCGCATCACCTTTCGGAGGTAAGCCAAACTCTTTGGCAAGCTGCATCAAACTGTTGCCTGCTTCTAGCCCTCGTAGCGCACGAGCCATTGACAGTGAATCAAATATAAAACAAGGTGTGTGTCCATACACCCACGACAGAATAGCTACATCAAACTGTGCGTTGTGTGCCAGCACTGCAGTCGTATCCCACGGTATAGAGTCAAAGAACTCAGGCAAATCTTTTTCAGATACCCAAGTGACCTCATCTTCTCCGTAGTACCGATAGCCTACACCAAAGGCTTTGAACTTCTCATGTCGAATGTATTCTTCTGTTGTAAGTTTTCTTAATGTGTAGTCTTTTTTATCCCACCTAGTTTCAAAATCAATAACTAGTATGCGCTCATACGGCGCACTCATTTACTCTCCTTTAATAAGTCTCGCTGTTTCATTCACGTTCTCCTCATTAATAATTATTGCTATACCCTCTGCATCTCGTATCTTTTCTAACTCAACAAGTTGCAAACTTGTAGCTTTATTTTTACCGGCCTTACATTCGATGCCAAAGAAATGACTTCGATAGCATCCAACAATATCAGGGATACCTGCTCTTCCATACCCAGTCTGTACAGGGTAGAAATAGTACGCCCCTAATTCTTTTAAAATCTTTACAACTTTATTCTTTACTTTTTTTTCTGGTGTCACTTTTCTAACTGTTCTATTAAGTGCGTGAGAGTATGATGTGCTTTCTTAATATCTTGTAGACCCCCCTTGCCGGGAGTATCTTTTATATTTACTCGTGCAAGATACGCAATAGCTTCTCCTAACAAGTACCCTTTAAATTGTGTAGGACTTAACCACTTACTTAAAACTTCCCACGGCTGTGCGCTTCCCATCTCTTTATAGTGTGTGCCACCCACCTGTGTATCTGTTGTACCCGGTTCTTTTTTATTAAACATTATTCAATACTCCCTCCAAATATATGTGTGCCTATGTGATTAAATTTAAGTTTTGTACTCGCATACACTTTCCCGCCATACTTTCTCCACAAAGCACAGAAATGATAATCCTCAGATAATAAACAACCTGTCTCATCAATGCTTGTGTCAAAGAATTGTTTTGTAAGGGGTCTAACAAACTCTCCTTTTTCGTTCTGCTTTGTTGATGCCCTGTACTCAGGAACATGTGGTGCTAACTTTTCAAACACTTCTCTTTTAATCAGCATGAACCCTGTGCCACCATGCCGTACCTCCACCATACCATCAGCATCAGGCTCTACTTTCTTGACCCCATGCGGCAGGTTTAATACAAACGAAGAAGAGTGATTAGGTAAGTCAGCTTTGCCCTTGTTCGCAGCCGTAGAAACTTTGTCCCAATCTAGTTCTTTCTTTGGGTAGATACCACAAGCTACACCCTTATCTGCTTTGTACAAAGTAGCAATGGCTTGATCGTTAAAGTACATATCAGCATCTATAAACATTATGTGAGAGCATTGCGTTTCGTTTAAAAACAATCTGACTAATTCATTTCTTGCACGAGGTATCAAAGACTCATTCATTAGGCTTGCTAACAAAGTCTCTACCTGTAAACCCTTGAGTATGTTAATAGAGTTCATCAACGCAATAGTGTAATGCCCTGTACACATACCACCATACATGGGCGTAGCTACTAGAATAGATTTAACTTTTGGTTGTGTTATAGGTGATATGTTTAAGCCTACGTGTTCTTTTTTTGAGATACCAAAACCATCTCCCAAATCTAAAGCAATCTGTCGAGCAGCATCAGTTAATATTTCATCACAATCTTTATCTGCTTTGTCTAGTGCGCTACCTATACTATCTTTAAACTTCCCTGCGATCTTGTCGTTCATTTGTTTTATTCCTTTCTTTGTTATGGCAAGCCTTACACACCCACCCAGCTTTATTACGCCCACCGTAGTAACCAACCAGCTTAAATTCATTGCAAGTTTTGCAATAGATTCGTGGCTCAGTCATCTTGCTCCATGCCGTACTCTTCTTTTAACTCTTCAATAAATTCTGACCACATTACACAAGGGGTTTGTTCTCCAACATACGCACCCTCAATGTTAAACTCAATATATTCCATCGCTTCTTCAGCAGTCATGCCATCTCGTGCGATTAAAATTGCAACAATCTTTTCGCCAGAATACACAAGGCGATCTTCTTGCCTGCCAGAAGAATCCCAAATACAAGAGCGACCAATGAGGGCTTTGTCCAATCCGTCCATTTTAATTAACTTAGTCACTAGGCACTCCTTTTCAAGTAAGATTGAGACATTTTATTGATACAGTTAGTACATGACCACCGCTTAACTCGACCTCGAAGAATAAATTTGCCCAGCTCTGGCTTTTTGTATTGCTGGCAAGACTGACACCATTTGTTTATGTCAGTCATCTTGGCTTCCCATCAAGAGTCTCCCAGTGAAGCCGTTCACATTCATACACCATTTGTTCATGCGAAAGTTCGTGTTCAGCTTTACCTAATGTGTACCCATCATCACGCCCTACTTGATAAGCGTATTGCCAGTGGGATTTCATCTGCCCCACATTCATTTCCATGAAGAATAAAATAAGCACTGCCCCAAAAACAAAAGATAGTATGTGTGTCATTTAGCTACCTTTTTTAAAATATTAATCGTTGCTTTTTTTGATGCTTCGCCCATTAGACAATGTATGCGTGTTCCTGTCACAAACTTAGCCCACTCTTTAGAATTAATTATAGAATCAAAGTCCGGCTCTACGTTATTGTTAGAAAATATAGAAGGGCTGATGAAATTATCCATACCCATAACTCCAAACGAATTTTTTCCTTGAGATGTAGCAAAAAACTTATAGCCTTGTTTATTGTTAGCTGCTTTGTAAGTGCGTTTAATTACTCTACCCTCTTCTGCTAACGCTAATAACAAATGTCGGCAATAAGGAACGTCACTAGTAAATGTTCCAACAAAAAATTGTGGAACGTACCCATCAGGCTTTGGATTACTATTAATAAACGCTACAATTCTTTCTTTAATCTTTGATCTTTCACGCATGATTTTTCTCCCATTCTTTTAGATAGTTCATTCCAATAGGAGAAACTTTAATTAGTATCTGGCGTTTATCTTTTATAAACTTACTGTCAATAAACTTCTTACCTTTTAATAAACTAATTTTTCTATTGGTAGTAGCAGGGGAGGACACGCCGTCCTGACTACACTCATCTACCAGAGTTTGTGTGGATACTGAGCCTTTGAAATCACTCAGTACATCAAGCACACAGGTAGCTATTAAATCTACCTCGTGTTTGTTTTGTAACTCAAGAACCTTAATCGGTCGCATAAGTTCTCCTTTCTTATAGTTAAACTTAATTGTAATCGTAATATAAACAGACCGCAAGAGAACAGTTTGCTAAGTTGTTCTCTCACGTACGCACTCAGTTCACTCTCCTTTTCTTTGACGTTGATTGCGCTTCCACATTCGTCCTTGTTGAACACGCCCTTGTCTCTTCTTAGTGAAATACTTTTCTTTCTTTTGTACATTACGTGCGTGTAGATACGCTCTCATTCTTGACATATAAATCCTCCCTCGCCTGTCTATACTTCGGGCTTGTAGCCATGTCACTTAGTAACAGCAACCCTACCTTGTTTTTTCTAGGCTCACGCAATCTGTTCTGTTCATACTTACAAAGTCGCATGTGCGCTACGTTTAATTGCTCATCTCTAAACACATCCAATGCTACATGTAGTAAGTAGTCGTCGTGATCTTTGAGGGGCTTCCATTGTTTCTTTATCTCCTGTAACTTGCGAAGATGAAACTTCAACGCACCACATAATAGAGTTGCGTACTCAGTAGTAGGGGCGTTGATGATATCACTCATCTTCCAAGATGCAATTTCGTAGTAACAACTTTTCTTTATGGCTGTCAAAGTTTTAACAATAGCTTCCCATCTATCTCCATACAGACGCTGCCACACAACATCTCGCATATTGTTAGCACGTTTAGCACTGCCTGCCTTACGACTTTCAACCACACGCTGTTCTATAACGTACTCATTGACACCACGTTTAACCAGTTGTTTACGTAGTCGTTCACCTGTTAATCTTTTACTCATAGTTGTTCTCCTTTTCAAAGACTGGTGCAATACGTTTTGGTTTTATTATCCGAACATCGACTAACATAAGTTGTCCCAAACACTTCCTCTAAAAGATAATCCTCACTATTAAGAAGTGCTTCTTCCGCTTGTTCACGAGCGTTTTGAAAACTACTGGCTTTTACACGAGCAGTAACATACGCTTGTCGATAACCATTTATCTCGTACTCTTGAAGAGACATCCACTCATAACGAATTGAAATGCCGTTTTGCGAAAACCACGCTTTTAAATCAATGTCTTTTTTACTCATTGTTGTTCTCCTTTTCTTTTGGTTGTTGGCTTAGCCAATGCTTGTGTAAAACTTGATTAAACTTTAGCCACCCATTAGCTTGAACAAAGCAGGTGTCATACAACACCTGTTTGTCTTTTGGCATAGTGGCCTGCTTGTCTTGCTTGTTTGTTCCGGTCATGTGTACTCCTTTCTTAGAAACTAAAAGCGTCACGAATCTTAGTAGCTTCGATCTTCAATACGTTACGTGCGCCCAAACCATCTTCACCCTTGAGTCCATCAAGCGTAAGCTCACCAGTTTTCTTGTCCACCTTAGTGCCTGCAAACTTCTCCATCTTGTCCAACAAAGTAAGTATCTTAGCTTGCAACTTGAATATCTCAGGGTCTTGCTCAAACAACACAGAAAACTTTTGGATAGTCTCGCAGTGCGCTCTACTGTTAGTCAACAGTGACTGCGATATTTTCTTTTGCTTTGCTTTGTCATCCTTGTGTGGTGTGAACTGGTCAATGATACGATCTAACTCACCCTTGATATGCTTACGAACTCTAGCACTGTTGTCGTCTATCACCTGCTGCATCATACGTTTCTGACTCTGCGCTACGATTCTCTGGTTCTCTGTCTCACACTCTGACAAAGGATTGTCAGCAGCGATAGGAAGAATCTTGTAATCAAAAGCAAAGTCCCCACGAACTCTGGACTCAGACGGAAACTTTATTGCATCAAACATAGAGCCTAGATCAACGGCTGCTTCTGCACGAATGGTAGGGTACGCATCTACCAGATCAGTCACTGCTGCAAAATACTCTGATTGCAACGCAACAAACTGCTGCTCCACATTGAGTATCTCTGTGTTTGGAATAAGCTGTTGCCCCTTGAATGCAAACGGAACACCTGTATTAGCAACAAGCTCCTTAGCTTTCTTGTTGACCTCCTTTATCTTTGATAGATACTTCTGGGCTGTATCACTACAGAACAATCTCTTGGTAACAATCGCTGCATCATCCTTAGCACCAGTATCACGCACGACCTTTGCTGTTTCTGTACTGTCTTTGCGTGTGTACTGTGGACACCTCTCACTAAACTGAATGATAGAAAAGTAATTGTGTAACTTGTACTCAGTGTTCTGTGGTGTACTCTGTGGAACAGATTGTTCTACGTCAGTTGATGAGTTGGTTGTTACTACGTCGAAGTCATTTGTGTTTGTTAACATAGTTGATTCCTTTCTTATTAAGATTTAATGTGTACTACTTTGCCATGCGGTGCTTTGAATCTTGGATTGTCAATCACACACCACAGGACACGTTTGGCTAACTGATCCGGCATGTAATAAAAGTACCCATCAGTTATCCAAATTACTGCATCAAACTTGTACTGCTTGAGCTTGACGTAATCTACTACACAGCATGGGTTAGTACCGCCCCCACCTGTTGGTTCTAAATCTGATACAACATCTTTAAACTTACCTGCCTTGAACTCTTGCTGTTTCTCAACACTGTCATCCCACCATAGAACCTGAATCTTTTTGGCAGGTATTTGTTTACAGATGTTTTCTATCCCACCATAGAACCTGAATCTTTTTGGCAGGTATTTGTTTACAGATGTTTTCTACTTGGCCTACTACAATACCCATGATGTCATTCATAGAGTATGATGAGTCACAGAAGATACCAATGTTTGCCGCAGATTCATTGTAGTAAGTAGGCATGATGTGATCTTGAAACAAAACATCACTAGGTAAATATGTTTCACGATCATATCCCTTTGTTGTCTCCTGCATGAACTCAAGAATCATAGACTTGTAATCAACAGGACGT